TCAGAATTTCCCGTGACGCCAAGCCCGTTTGATAACTCCTACCAGTGCGTCAGCGTGTTCATGTAATCGGTTCTCGAAACTCTTGGAGTCTGTGGCCGAGACTGAGAAGTTGATGTGCATGTTGTTTCCGCCAGTCTCGTCGTCGATCATCTGCGACAATCCTGACGACAAGCTCGCGGGCAGCACCATTTCGTTCTTGTGTACGAACGCCAGCGAATCATCCGGCACGATGCCGCCGGCAGCGAAGGCGTTCAGCGCTTCGAAGCCGAGGATGTTGCTGTATGCATCGGCGGCTACGGCGGGAGCCATCGACCATCCTACAATGGGAATGGCAGCGGCCGAGGCATAGGCCGCTGCGGCTCCTTCGGCTGCTGAGCTGCCGATGTTTGCCGCCGACGCCGTCTTCTGCGAGCCGATGCCGAAGACTTGCATGAACGTGTGCTGCGCCATCCATTGCGCGACCATGCGCTCGAGCATGCGCAGGAAGTCGGCCAGGATCTGGTCGAGGACGCGCGCGATGTTCTGCTGCAGTGTCCGCGAGCTGCTGCTCATCTGCGTGACCGTGTTCGCGAAGCCGCGATTCATAGTCGTGAAGACCGTGTTCCATTGCTGGCTCTGATCGCGAACGGTCGCGGCGGTGATCTTCTGGATCTCGGCGCTCGTCTGCTGGAACTGCTCGCGCATTTGTTGTGCAGCTTGAGAAGAGGCGTCGGTGGTTTGACGCAGGGATTGAAGCAGCGAGCTGTTGTCGAAGTTCATACGAAAACCGGAGAGGCGAACACGAAGGTCACGAAGGTGCGAAACCGGAGGTCACGGAGAACGTTTTTCGTGACCTCCGACGTTCAACCTTTGTGACCTTCGTGTTCGCTCTTCAATAGGTGCTTAATGGGTCCAGAAGCTTGAGTCGATACACTCCCGCCGGCACCTGCGACAGCACTCAGCAGATCTGCCGCAGCTCTCTTCTTGCGCAAAGGCCGCGCGCGCATCATCGCCGCAAGCAAGACATACGCCGGCGGGTGCTCGCTCCAGTACTCCAGCAGTTCGTTCGCCTGGCGTAGCGTGAGGAGTTCGATTTCGGGAATCGTCCAGCCGGTGGAGGTTGCGATGTAGCCGAAGAGATGTGGCCAGTCGGCGATCCGGCTTAGTCGGCCGCTGGCACGGGTTCCCCCGGAGAGGCAGCTTCGGAGCCACGAAGCTGCGAAGCCACGGAGCTTTGGCGTTTCAGTCCTGACGCTTCCAGCACGCGATCCAATACTTCGGTGAAGTTGTTGAGATCGAGCATCTCTTCGAGCTCCTCCAGCGCGACCTCCGGATGCAGCTTGCTGATGGAGGCGTGAATCACCGGAACCAGCGACAGCATCGAGCCGAATCCGTGCGCGATCTTCTGTTCCGCGCCTAGCAGCGCAGGCTCGAGCCGTCGCAGATCGCCAAGTGTCAACGGCGACAGATTAAACGTGCGGCCGTGTAGCGTAATTGAATTCATAGAGGTCTCCAGAAAAAGCAAAGGCAAAACACGACACGGATCCCACGGATGCTTCGCACACGGATTACACGGATGAATACGTAAATCTCGTTTGCAAATAACCACGGATCAGGCGCTTTATCCGTGTGAATCCGGGCCCGAAGGGTCCATGTGATCCGTGTCGTGTTTTGGTTTTGCCGTTATTCAGCCAAGTACAAATCCATCACCTGCCCACCCACATTCGCGAAGGCTTCGAAGTCGAACTCGGGCACTAGGAAGTCTTCGTTCTTTGTCGCCCAGGTGAGCTTTTCGGCGACGCAGGAATAAAGGAGCAGGTTCGCCTGCTTGCCGGCGTACTGCTCGTTGAGCAGGATCTGGAACGTCGGCGCGAATCCCATGAGCTGCTGACGGATGTTGAGCTGCACGCCTGCCGCGCTGGTGTAGCGATACGAGATGAGCACGGCGGCTCCGGCGTCCTCGGCGGCGAAGGTGTAGGTGCCGGCGCTGACCGAGTACTGCCCTTGCACCGGCGCGCTCGTGACTTTCACCAGCGGCAGTCCAGTGGCGGAGTAGCGCACGCCCCATTCATCGACGAACTGCGCTGAGTTCGTCACCGTGACTGTGTACGGCGACGATGCGGGCACGCTCTGCGCTTCGTCGAGCGAGGTTAGCTTTTGTCCGCTGGTCATCGCCTGTCCGAAGAAGAGATCGTTCACGTGTTTGCCGACGATCTGCGCGAACTTCGCTTTGCCGGCGATCTTGCACTTGCCGCGCGCGACGGCTTCGGCGTACTGGTTCTGCCCGTAGAGCTCTTTCAGCGAGCCCGAGATCTCCAGGCTGACGTCCTGCAGCGTGCCGAACTTGATGGGCGTAGGATTCGCCGCGAGGTTCCCACCAACGGGATATCCCCAGAGCGTGCCTGATCCGAATTGGAACATTTTCTTTCTCCTCGTTAAGGGCGTGGAGCGTGAAAGGTTTTCGCCGTTTCGGAATCCTCGACTGATTACGAATCGGGTGATCTGGTGATCGGGTCATCGGGTGATCTGAAGTCAAAATCAAAACGCTACGCGGATTGCGCGGATGCTTCGCCCGCGGATACATGCGTGATCGAATGTTTAGGTTTTCAATCACCCGATCACCCGATGACCCGATCACCCGATTTGCGATGCCGCGAATGAAATTCATGCCGTTGTCACGATTTCCACCGGCACCACCGCCATCGCCGCCGCTCCGTTCACGTTCTCGACGATGCGCGCGCTGCCTTGCAGACGGCAATGCGAGACCTTGCCGCCGAGTGTCTGCTTGCCGTCGGAGTTCGGCGGCGGCGCGAGCGCGGCTTCGACGGCGTCGAGCAGATCGTTCAACTCCTGAGATGGAACTGTTTGCTCGTCGCCTGACCCTTGCGTGTAGATCACGAGATCAACGGTCGCGATCCAGATGATCGGTTCGCCGTTGGCGTTGGTCTTCGCGCGCTCGCCGGTTTGGACCTGGAACAGTGCCGGACGCGATTCGGGCGAGACTTGCTCCGGCATTTGCCATCGGCGCGAGATAGTAGCGAACTTCGCGCCGAGCGTGGATTGCAGCGTGGCGAAGAGTGCAGAGTAGATTTGCTCGCGAGCGATGTTCATACTCTTTGCAACATCAAAATGCGAGGCCCGAAGGGCCGTTATGTATTAGCCCAAGTGCGTAAGCCGTGGGTGAGCGAGCGAAACGATTCGAGCCCTGAAAGGGCGGCATAGGTTTTTAACTCGGCATAGCTATGCCGCCCCTTCGGGGCTACCGTTTGGGAACGCTCTAACCCACGGCTTTACGCGCGTGGGCTAATCTACTCCGCTCCTTCGGAGCTGGCTCTCCAGTGCGATGAGGGCATTTCTCAACCCCCAGACTCTTGTGCTCCTATACAATCTGCCGAGTCGAAAGAGCATGGAACGCCTGAATCTCACAGCGAAATCGCTCCCGGCCAGTCAGTTTCCTGAGCCAGCACAAAACTATCTTTGTGACAACTGCGGCAGAGACATCACACGACATCTGCATGTGGGACAAGCGCACCTCCGGCGGCCGCTTGGCCCAGTTTGGTACACGTGCCGCTGTGGAAAGAAGTACATCTCCGGTGCTGTCGAATGGGATCAGCTCGCGGAAGGAGAGCGTAGAGCAGAAATTTCCGACATTGTTCTCTTCACGTTAATTTCGCTGCTGCCGGCTGCAATCGCAACGGCGATCGTGCTGTATGAAGTGAGAATTCACAATAACCGAGAACTACACGTCAGTCTTGGAATCGGAGCCGCAGTCGCATCCTTCCTCTTGCTGTGGCTCTTTGTCGTATTGGTTTTAGTGCCTCTGTTTCAAATTTGGGCATCGCTCGTAAGGACACGGCTGCGATGACTCGGTTGTAGGACTAAGGCCACTCTCTGTCCTCGACTTATACTTGGCTCACCTTGACGAAAAAGGAAACCAGAATCGTAATCATCGGAACTCTAGTGGCTCTTGTTGTTGCGCTCATCATCGTTTTCTTTCCAAAGTTCCAGTACGTTGACCAAAGACAAGCTATAGCAGTCGGAGACGCATACTATTCCAGACTGAAGCAGGGCGAAGTAGATGACGCTTTCGCGATGTATACCGATGGTTTTCTAAAGCAGGCAGGCGAAAAATGGCGAGAAGTTGTCACGCAACTCCAACAACAAGGTGGCAGCATACTGGATTTCCGGTTTGCTAGGTCCCGGATAGTTCCGTTTGTCGTTAGCAAATCAAACGCGCTTCCATGTGTCTTCGTTCAGTATGAGGTGACAAGAGAGAAGCTGGGTTCGGAAGACGGGTTGATCATCTGCCCTCATCAGCGCGCAGAGGCTTGGGCAATCGCAGGTCACGAAATTATTCGAAAAGATACCGGACAGCGCCTCTCAGCTGGGCTGACGTTTCAGGAGAAGACAATTATCCAGGTTCCTCGTTCAAGTTCGAAGTGATGTGCAGCTATGCCAATGATCTTCGAGTGTATTGATCGAGAGTCAGTAAGACGCTCTGCGGAAGCATATCTTTGCTGAAATTGATTGTGATTTGGCCATTGGCTGAGTTCGAATCTTCTCCAATGTGCGTCCTTTTCCTGTAAACGTACGCGAATCCTTCAATGGCCGCTTGCTGCAGATCGAGCGGCAACGTTGCGTATCCTGCCTGATAAACGAGCTGAACATTCTGAAATCCGCGTGTGAAGCGATATTGATATTGGCTGCTGTACGGGCCTAGCGAGTAGAAAGCGCTCGATCCGCCGCGCAGCATGATCTTGCGGGCATCGAAGACGAACCCGGCGCTCACCTGATCTACCGCAGCAGCAATCGAGACGCCGTTCACCATCACGCTGCTCACCGAGATCAGCGGAAAATTGCGCGGCAGGATGAAGAGCGCGTCGTTGCCGTCGCGATTCTCGGTGTACGAGGTCGCGATGAGGTGATCGCGATTCATCCAGCGCAGCATCTGCAGCGAGCCGCGCGTGATCAGGTTCTGCAGCAGCGCGTCTTCGGCGTTGGTCTGGATGTTGAGCCAGGCTTTGAGGTCGGCGAGTACGCAGAGATCGTCGGGGGATGCGGGCATGGGATTGTTCTCAGCAGATTCTTAGATCGGGTGATCGGGCCATCGGGTCATCGGGTGATCTGAAAACCAAAACTTACCGTGCAATGCGCATCGTGCTTTGGTTTTGCTTCTTACTTCACCCGATCACCAGATGACCCGATCACCCGATTTCTTTCTATCCGTTCCCAATGTTCTGCAGCAAGCAGAACGAGAACGGCGCGAAGACCTGCAGCACCTCATCGACATACACGCCGAATTGGTACACGCGGCTGGTGATTGGCCAATCCACCTGGTGGTAGTCGCGGCGGCATTTGATCTGCGCGACGTTGTTCACGTTCGACAGCGGATACGGCAGGCGCTCGGTCTGCATGAGCAGCGTGCCTGCCGTGAGATACGGATGAATCTCCATCGGGATCACCTGTCCGCCGCCGGGGGCGAACTTGTTGAAGTAGCCGGCGACCATCGATCCGCCGACCACCGCCGGCTTGCCCTCAACGTTGAGGTTGATGCGGAAGAGCGGCACGCCGGTCGCAGCGAGAACTTTCTTGTTGATGTTCGCCGCTTCCTGCGAACTGACCCAGATCTTTGATGGCGACAGACGGTTCGAGTCCCACTGCGCTTTCAGAGCCGCATCGATCTCGACAATGCCGCTCGCGCTGTCCGACGTGAGAGTCGCTCCATCGAGGGATTTGTAGTACGCGTTCCCGCCTCCGTTTACGTTGTTCACGATCTGCGTGATGAAGCCGTCGAACAGCAGCGCGTTCTTGCTGTTGTCGGCAGTAATCTGGCTGGCGGTCTGCGTGCCTGCGCCGTTGGCCGAGAGCGTGACTTTGTTCACCGTGGTGATGGCCGCAAGCACGGCATTCGAAGACGAGGTTCCCAGATACCAGGCGTAACCTGCAGCGCCTGGCACCGCAGTGACGGTTGCATTGATGGTCTGATTCCCCGAAGTGGTCGTGATCGCGTTCGATGCAGCCGAGACGTTCGACGATCCGCCTCCGTAGGAATCGGAGGTGCCATCGATGTTCGTACGCGATACCGATTTGGGAACTCCGCCTGCGATGTTCGCGTTCAGGAATCCTTCTGCCGTGAGAGCGACGACATACACAAGATTCCCGGCTTGAATGGTGATCGATCCTCCCGATGCAAGGCTCGCGACCGGAGCCGCAGGCGTGCCGAGCGCGAGTGATGCGTTGCCGTTCAGGATCACGCGCTCTTCGGCGATCATCACCGAGCGCAATACTGACTCGACGGTTCGCGCTCGCGCGTCGTCGAAGCCTTCGGCTGCGTACAGCGCCTCGAAGGTGACATCGCCTTCCAGACCGAGTCCCGCGTAGGCAGCGGTGTAGTCTTGCTCGCTCACGGTGATGCGTCCGCCGCGCTTGCCTTCTGCAACTCCCGGCGAGAGATTGGCTGTGTTGATGGCAGTGATCGCCTTCCAGCGCGTGGCCGTGTCGCCGTTGCCCATCACGCGCGGAAGCGCATTGCGCAGCGGCGAGAGGACGGGATACAGCAGCTTCGCCGGTCCCGTCAGATCGTAGTTGACCAGACCGGTCGAGGTCTGGAAGGTCGCTTTGGCAAGATCGATGCCTTTCAGCAACTCGATCGTGCGCTCGGTGACTTCTCCGTTGAACATGGTGTTTTCCTTCGAGATATGGATTTTGTTGAATGCGGATTCACCACGGAGCCACGGAGGGCACGGAGGAAATCATTTCTTTTGTCATTCCGAACCGCCGATTTTCGCGGTGAGGAATCCCTATGATCTCGTTATGTCGATAGGACAACCGTTCGCGAGGTCCAAGGAAAAATGACGACTCGCCCGAGTTCCGGATATTCGACACGATAGGGATTCCTCACCCCAACTTTAGGCTTCGGAATGACAGGAAAGGAATTTCTCTGTGTCCTCCGTGGCTCCGTGGTGAAAATTAGGCGCCGATTGCCGGTCGCGCGTGCGCTGACTTCATCGCATCGAGGAATCCTGGTTCGGCGTCGGCCTGAGCGCCTTCGCGTCTGACGGGGATTCTTGAGCCCTCGACAGCATTCTTCCCGTCGTCCTCTTTTGAAACTGTCACGCTGGTGCGCGCGACTCGTCGCTCCGGCGGGGTGAAGCTCTTGGCGAAGCCTTCGCTGAATTTGCGAAAGGCGTCGGCTAGTTCCTTTAGTCCGGATTCGAGCGATTCCAGTTTGCGGTCGAGCTCGCCGATCTTCTCCAGCGAAGCGGTGGTTTGGGAAATTGCTTTTTCGAGTTCCTGTTCGTAATTGGGATTCATTGCGTCTCCATTTCTTGGGACTGCTGGCTTCTGGCTGTTGGCTTCCGGCAAAACCGCTGCTTGGCCAGAAGCCAGAGGCCAGGAGCCAGAAGCCGCAAATTTGCGTACTTCCACACTGCCGTCATCCTTAATCGCCGTGAAATGCGCGTTGGGCACCGCGGGATTATCCACCACGCTGATCTCCGCCGGCTGCGCGGTGAAGCGCAGGAATTCGCCGTCGGCCCACATCTGCACATAGCGTCCGCCGATGGAGAAGCCGGTATAGACGCCCTCCACGCACTTGAGCCAGGCGGCGTCATCGACGATCTTGGCGCGCACAGCGATTGTCTTCTGGTCGTCGTTAAATTCGAGATCTACGAGCTTGCCTACAGCGCTCGAGCGATGCATTTCGCGCACGTTACCGAGACTGCGTCCCGAAGTGGCACTCGCGATCTCGCGCGACCATTCTTCGAAGTAGGGCTTCGACGAGGCGTAGTCGAAGATCTCGCCGTCTTTATCGACGACTTCGGCAGTAGCGAGTTCCCAGACTTCCCGTTGTGGTTCATCGAGCTTGGTGAGTGCGGCGAACAGAGTGAGTTTGTTCATAAGTTTTCTCAAAAGCAACACACGACACGGATTTCACGGATGCAACGGATCTCACGGATAAACCAGAGGAGAAAATGCAGCCACATCACAGACACAAGAAATCAATCGTTCATCCGTAGAATCCGTGCGATCCGTGTCGTGCGTTGCTGTTGGTTTTAGCGGGCGAGCGCTGGCTTACCCAGCGATTCCCTCACCTCATCGATCGTCAAAATTCCCGACTGCACATAGATCTGATTGATCTGCGCCTGTTCGAGCTTGTTTTCGTCTTTGCGCTCGCCCCAGGCGAACTCGACGTCGTCGTAGCCGAAGAATTTGCGGACCAGGCTGTTGATGAGCGAGGCGATCCAGTTCAGCAGCGGAGCGATGCCTTCTTCGTCAGCTTGCTCTTTGGCGGTTTCGGCGGTGGCGCGATTCATCTGGCGGATGAGCGCCTGCGGAGAGAGCGAGAACGCCCAGCAGACGATTCGTGCCAGCCATTCGTCGAGATCATTAGTTAGCGGCGGCTCTTTGGTGAACTGCACCGCTCCCTGTCCTCCCGCATTGGGAATAAAGATGATTCGTCGGCGCTGTTCCAAATTGCCCGCAAGCGTCGAATCGAACCAATTCTGGAACTCGCGAACCGAATCGGTATTCCATTGTTCCGGAGTCTGGCAGATCGCCTCAGGCACGTTGCCGTCGGTGAAGTACGCCAGCGTGTACATCTGCCGGCGCAGCGCGATGTTGATGGTGATGATGATCTGTTCAACCGGCGAGTATCCATAGAACTTGTGCGCGCGCAGGTTGCGCGGACGATACACCAGTTCGTCGGAGGTGAAGTCGATCGCGGGTACGCCTTTGAGCACCTGCTGATACGCGACTTCCGGCGGAGGAGGTGTGCGGCCCATGTCGTCGATGACGCGCTTGATGGTTGCGCCGTCGATTACTTCGAAGCGCCGAACTTGCTTGCCCGGCGACCATACCGCGCCATGATCGTCGATGGTCGGCGAGAGTGTGACTGCGTCGATGACCAACAGGTCTTCGAGGATCATGCGCAGCCACTCGTTGAAATCGTGCTCACGGTCGGGCGACTGGAAGAAGTCGGTGAGCTCGTCGATTCTGGACGAAGTGGAAGTTGTGGACGCGGTGGACTGCGCTGCGCGTGCTGCCGAGGTTTGCAGTGGCATCTTCGCGCGAAACGACCACGGCATCTTGCTCACCTGATCTTTCCGCGTTTCGATTGCGACGCGCACCAGGTCGAGCGAGTCGGCGAGCGCGCGCATCTGCTGAAACGTAACCGGCTCAAAATTGCGCGGCTGCGTGACCAGGTTCACGCCGGATGGATAATCGAAGCGCCGCGGCCTTGTGTCTGGTGGCGCGACCGGATTCATCGGCTGCAGCGGACCGAACCACACCTCAAACGTCGCGCGCAGCTTCTGGCTCACGCGCTCGATCAGCCCAGCATCGACCGGGCGCGCGGTACCGCCTCGAATGAGTTGAGTCATTGAAACAAACCCCTGGGGTGAACACGAAGGCCACGAAGGTCACAGGAATAAGCCGGCGTTGGAGCCTGAGCTTGCTTCTTTTTCCCTTCGTGACCTTCGTGCCCTCCGTGTTCGCTCTTGCTTTTGGTTTTGCTGGAAGCTGGTGACTGGTGGCTGCCAGCTTCATCAATATCCGACCACGAACCGATCCGTACACGTCCCCGCCGACGCCGTAGTATTCACTTCCTTGAAGCTAAACGCGCGCTGCGGAAGACGGATGCTTGTGCCAAGCGTCCCGCCGGTGGTATTCGGCGCCAGCTCGGAAGCGATGAAAATCTGCTGCGCTCCTGCAGGCAGATTGGTCACGACGGTGTAGCTGCCATCGATTGTTACACCGTCTTCCTGGTATGTGTTCACGAACACGTTCACGATCTGCGAACAGTTCACGTAGAGGGTGGATTTAGTGACTCCGCCCATATTGACGACGCTGGTGTTCGGAGTCGATCCCGATGCAGGAAGTGTAATCCCGTTATGGGACAAGTCTGCCGGCGAGTAGATCAAGTGAGGCTGCGGACGCGGCGCGATCGCGCGGCCATTCTTGTCCATGTCCGGCGGAACGACCGTGCTTTGCCCCATCAGCAGCAAGGCTGCTCCGAGAACAGCAACAATGCCAAAAAGTTTTGCTCGCTTCATGATTGCTCCTTAAGGCGTGTCCAACTTTTCAATCTTCTGCCGTTTATTGAAGCCGGATGGCGGCGCAGCTCCCCCAGCCGGCTTGATCGTGACCGCCAATACGTTGTAGGTGCCGCTGCCGGTGAAGTTCACCGTCTGCGCGACTCCGCTTCCGCCGCTGAGGATCTTGTATTCGGTCCAGTCTCCGCCAGAGTCGTCCTGACCTTTTGTGTAGCCGCTCCCGATCGCAGTCGTGGTGTCTTCGCAGGCTCCCCAGACTCCGTCATTTGCGTTCGCCGGAGTGACATTCACGGAGCAGCTACCGCTGCCCGTGGCCTGGTTATGTGCGTCAAACGTTGTTGTGCCGCCAGTCGCGTCATTACCTGTAAACTCGTCGGCTGCCCAATCGCCATAGTTGCCGCAGACGTTCCCGCCGGTAAAAGTCGCGGTGAACGTGGTTGCAGTTGTCACCGGAGCGATGGCCCCAAAACTGGCGTTCCATCCCGCCGTCGTCGATCCAAACACACTGCTGAGAGAGGTGATCGTCCAGCCTGAGGCAGTCAGAGATGCGGCCGTGATCGTCGAAGGTTCGCCACACGTCACCTTGAACACGATCGCGTCATTCACAGCTCCAGGCGTGCAGCTAAAGGTAAACGAGTTAGTTGACGGAACAAGGTGTCCGGTGACGTTGCAGCCGGTACTGGCATGCGCAATGGCGGCGAAGCTTTGCGGACAGCACAATGCGCCGATGAACACGGCGAGAACAAGCGCGCGCTTCATTGCATCGTCACCTGCCACGGCGGACTGACGATCGTCTGCACCTGCTGGCCGCTCTTGGTCGTCACCGTCCCAACCTGCCAATTGATTGGATTACTGTTGTTATCGACGACCGGAATTGCAATGGTTGCGGAGGAATTCGGCGGCTGCGTATAGCTCCACACAATCTGCGTGCCGGTCGCCGCGTCGAAGACGTTGAATACCGCCGCTCGCGACGGATCGTTGTTGGTCACCGTCACTTGGCCGGTGCCGGTGTTGATCTGCAGCACAACCAGGCCATTTTCCAGAGAGGACGTGTGTACCAGCGCGGCAAACGCCGTCAGTGAACTGAGGATGAGAACTATCAGCAGCATGGCATTTTCATACAGGGATCAAAAGCAACAGAAGGAGCGAACAGGAAGGTCACGAAGAGATTCTCCGTGACCTTCGACGTTGCCTTCGTGACCTTCGTGTTCGCTCCTGGTGCTACGGAGTGGTTGTCTCCATCCAATCAAACGTGACGGTCACGGTGCCGCCGGTCAACGCTCCACCGAGATTGACCGCGACCTGCTGTGCGGTACCGCGCAGCACGATGGGCTTCGCCGGCCGGAAGATGTAGATATCGTTCGGAGTAGCGGTTCCCGAAGCCATGCAGCCTATCTGCGCGTTATCGAGATCGCCGACTGCGGTTCCCACAGTGGGACCGGTGCCGGTATAGGAGAGCAGCGCGCTGGAAGCTGCAGCATAGTTTGAGTCGTCCGGAACCTCGGTAAAGCCCGACGATGTGCCGCCGGTGTCGCCCGTCGATCGCTTGATCAACTCCACGTTGATCTGCCCGGCAGTCGTTTGCGTACATGTGAGCGTCACCTTCGTGACCAGCACCGTGTTGCTCGCATTGCCGGGCAAGACCGCGACATCGGTAGTCGAGCTCGCGGCAAACTTCTTCGAAGCGTGATAGCTCGCAGTCGTGGTGTCGGGATACTGCTTTACCAATTGCCGGCCGTTGGAATCAGCGGCGACGGCATTCCCGCCGATCTGGTTTACATTGACCGATGCGTTCGACTGAATGTTGAATGTTCCCGTTCCGGCATTGGCCGTTACCGTCCCGCTCACCGGCTGCGTGACCGCAGAACCATCTACCTTGATCGCAGTCGCGTTCGCTGCGGTTCCAGACAGATCGACCTTCAGGTTCGCCGCGGTCGATTGCTGCACCGTTACCGTTCCCGAAATGGGTTGCGCCGTCGTGCCCGTCGGATCGACGCGCAGCGGAGCCGAGCTGGTGCCGACCTCGGTGCCCGATTGATTGCGCAAATTCATGTGCAGCGCGCGGTTGGCAGTAATGCGCGCCGAAGCCGCGTGACCCGTGGTGATCGCCGTCGGCGGCGTGTCGTCGAACAACCCGCCGACCGGATTGATCGCCGTGGTCCCAACCGTAAACGCTGCGCTGTCGGAGAATCCGGCCGAAGACGAGCAGCCCGAATCGCAGCTGACGTGCAGATTGCTTCCCGTCGGCTGCGCGACGGTAAAGCTGCCGGTTCCGGCATTCGCTGTGACTGTTCCGGAGACATTGAACGTTCCCGATCCTGCATTCGCGGTCACCGTTCCCGAAACGGATTGCGTTCCGCTGGGAATCGGACGTGTAACGATACCGTACTCGCTTCCCGCTGGATTTGCATTCAACGCAGTGGCGCGATGAAGAGCGGGCGTGCCCGCCGTATCGTAGCCGCCGATTGTCACTGGATTTGCGGCCGAGGTTGAGCCATCGGCTTGCGTGCCTTGTACCAGCGGATCGCCGGGCACGAAGTTGGTTCCGTCCCCAATTGGAATCTTGCCTTGCGCAGCGGCTCCGTTGATCTTGAAGCCGCCGGCAAGATTCACGTTTCCGTTGAATGTGTGCGATCCGCTCCATGTGGGGCTGAAGCTCTGGTCGAGCTGGCAATCGGTTCGCGCTGATCCGGAATTGTCGGCGCATACAATGCCGCTGAAGAAGTTGGCCGTCGCGCGCTGTGCCAGTGAACTGCCCGCTGACTGAATGGTCGCGTATCCACCTCCGCTTCCTCCAACGCCACATCCGGTGCAAGAGCCAGTGACGGTCAGATTGCCAACGCTCAGCACGTTCGCGCTCGCGCCCAGCGGCAGATTCGCGGAAGGAACGTAGTTGTCAAAATTGAACGTTGCGCCGGTGAACTGCACTCCGGAGTACTTGAGCACCCGCGCATACTGATCGAAAACTTCGACACGATAGCTGATGTTCGCAGGCGAGGTGCTCGCCGGATTGGCAACCTGGAATCCGCTGATTGCGCCGTTCGCGATGGTGGTGCAAAAGGGCGCGACCACCTCCTGGCCGCCTCCGCCGACACGGAAGGCAATCGGATTGTCATTGGCGTCGGTCGCCGTAAAGCAAATCGTTCCCGATACCAGCGGCGCCCCGGATTTCTGAATGTTTGTAGCCGTCACCGTGGTCAGGTTCTGCGCCATTAACGGCGCGGACGCGAGCAGGATAAGAAAGAGATGGTTGCGCATAGGAGAAACGAACTGCGGAAGAGCAAACACGAAGGGCACGAAGGTTGAACTTCGAGGTCACGAAGAGACGTGCTCCGTGACCTTGTGGTTGAACCTTTGTGACCTTCGTGTTCGCTCTGGGTCTTGCTCTGTCACCGATCGGTTACTTTCCAAAATGTCACCGATCGGTTACTCGAAGCCGAATGTCACCGATCGGTTACTTTTCAAAATGTCACCGATCGGTTACATTCATTGAGAGGTTCACTATGTTCATCAAAAGCCCAAGCGACCTCGGAGCTCTGATTCGGGACAGGCGTACCAAACTGAATCTTGGGCAAGACGAGTTGGCCAAGGCAGTTGGCGTGAGCCGCAAATGGATCGTCGAAGTGGAGGCCGGCAAGCCGCGAGCCGCAGTGGGTCTGATTCTACAAACTCTCCGCATACTCGATCTCTCTCTCTCCGTCGAGGATCGCAGCAAAAGGCAACAGCGCGTTCTTCCATCGAAGGCTGCCCCGATCGATCTTGACGCTCATATCGACTCCTTCAAGCGGCGGTCATGA